TAATTCTCTAGCTGAAGGTAGTGATGCTGCAAAAGGCTTTGCGGTTGCTGAATCTCTATTTAACACTTATCAAGGTATAACGGCAGCTTTCGCTTCAAAAGAACCTCTACCAATTAAAATATTAAACGCAGCGACAACGGCAGCGGCAGGTTTTGCTTCCGTGCAAAACATATTGTCTACTAATTCAGATGGTAGCGGTGCAACAGCTGGTGCAAGAGGCGGGAATGTTATATCAGCCTCCCCAAGATTTGACACCGTTGGCGACTCTAGCAACGTTAGAAATGCTCAAAACGAATCTGAACGAGATACCACCCCTCAGGAGGCTTATGTCGTTAGTGGAAGGGTTACTAATCAACAAGCCCTAGATAGAAATAGGCAAAATAATTCAAGATTTGTATAAGTTGTTTTTAAAATAAAGTAAATGGAAGAGCAAATATATAAGGCGGTTTGGAATGATGATGAGGATGGCCTATTGTATGGTATATCCTTAATTCAAAAACCAGCAAATAAATATAGCTTTATTGAGTTAAGCGAAGATCAAAAAGAAACGATAAAACTTAAAGTTGAAAATAAACTTAAGAAGCAATTAGCCTGTGTTGTTTTGGTTCCCGAACAAAGGATTCCTAGATTTACAGAAGAGCGTGGCAATTTTAGCGTTTATTTTGATGCGGAAACCATAGAAAAACTTGCTCACAATTTCTTAACTCAGGAGGGTTTTAATAAAAATAACTGGTTTAATCACGATCAAAAGGAAAAAATTAATTCTAGCGTTGTCGTGGAGTCGTGGGTTATTTCCGATGAAACAAAAGACAAAGCTTTCGCTTTAGGATTTAGCGATTTGCCAGTGGGCACTTGGTGTATCATTATGAAATTAAACGATTCTGACTGGGCGGAATACATCGAAACGGGCAAAGCCACAGGGGTTTCCATAGACAGTTACTTGTCTATGGAGAAAATGTTGTTTTCAGAAGAAAGTAGTATATCAACAAATATAAAAAAGCAAATGGGAAATTATTTAAAGCAGTTTATTAAATTCATGGAGGATAAAGAAGAGATAAAGATGCTCTCTATTCCACAGGGCGAAGGTGCTGAACCTTTAGAGGTGGAAGCCTTGGAGGTCGGTATGAAAGTAACGAGAGGCGAAGAGGTTATCACGGACTCGGAATTTGTCTTTGAGGGCATGACCTATAAAACCGATGGCGAAGGTATGATTTCAGAAATCGAAGCCGTTGAAGCTGAACCAGAAGCAGAAATGTCAATGGAAGATCAAGAGAAGGAGCTTTTGGAAATGATTGCAAAAGATCCCGACATGGATAAAATCCTAGCCAAAAAGTATAATATGTCAGACGAGGAGAAAATTAAACTTGTCTTAAACATGGCTGAAAATTCAAAGGATGTTAAATCAAAATTTGAAAAGTTGTTTTTAGAAGAAATAAAGTCCTTAAAGTCTAGTGCAGAAGCAAAAGATAAAGAGATTTTAACCTTAAAAGCACAACTGGAAGAAACACCCAACGCGGGTAAAATTAAAGCAGAAGTCAACTTAAAGGCTAACAATAAAGAAAGTACGCTTGAGGCGTTGGGAAGAATTTCAAGATCTAACAAATAATAAAGAAAAAAATGGCAACACTTACCACAGTAAATTCAGGTTATAACGGGGCGTTAGCTGGTGAAATCTTCATCCAAGCGTTTAAAAAGTCCGATACAATCGCAAAAAATTTAATCACAGTCCTACCCAATAACATTGGTACGGGTTTTTTACCTAGACTAAGCTACTCAGCAGAGTTACAAGATTACGCTTGTGGATTTACTCCCGAGGGGGATGTTGATTATGACGATGTAGAGGTTATATTGAAGAAATTCAAAATTGACCATGAGTTATGTAAGGATGAATTTCATCAAACATTCCAAGCACAGTCAGCGGGACTTTTTGCAGCTGCAAATGAGATTCCAGCAGACATACAATCAGCTATTTTATTAGCTATTGTTGAAAACTTGGGTGCGAAAGTAGACAACTTCATTTGGAACGCTGCAACACTTGGTCTTTTTGCAAAGCTTGCAGCGGATGCAGATACAATCGAGGTGCAAAATACTACTATTACAAAAGCAAACGTTGTTGAAGAGGTTGAGAAAGCTTACAATGCTATTATCGACGAAGTAATGGACGAGGAGGATTTAGTTTTAGTAACCTCTAAGAAAGTTCTTAAATTGTACAAGCAAGCAGTAGCAGCACAAGGTTTGAACACCACAGTAGGCGATAAAGAACTTGATTTCTTAGGCTTAAGAATGGAAAGCGTTGGAGCTATTGCAGGCGATCAAATCGTAATTTACCGAGTGAAAAACTTAGGTTTTCTTACAGGCTTGGAATCAGATCTTAACCAAGTTAACGTTAAGGACATGGATGAATCAGATCTTTCTGGAACTATTAGAACTAAAGTAGTGCTTGAAATGGGAGTAGGATTTAGCTTTGCAAGTCAAATTGTATGGTACGGAGACTTTGCATAGTAAATAAATAAATAATTCAAGAAACCCTCTCTAAATAAAGAGGGGGTTTTTTATAAACAAAAAATAATTATGGCGTGTGATATAACAGAAGGCATAAATGGAGCAGATTGCAAAAACGCAGTCGCAGGATTCAAAGCTTTATACGTTGCAAAATTTTCGGATTACGAATTCACCACTTCAGAAGATGAAACCGATGGTATTTTATTAACAGGATTACCGACATTATTTGAGGTTCATAAATTCCCTCTTAAGAATGTTGGTAATACTTACACCGAGCCAACAAGCTCAAGCAGAGATACAGGAACTACAACTTTTAATGGCACTCTAACAGTAGTTTTTACTAAGATTTCAGCTAAGAAATCTTTCCAATTAAGGCAAATGGTTTTTGGTAGACCTATTGTATTTGCGGAAACAAACGGCGGGGATATTCTAGCTATTGGATTGCGTAGAGGTGTGGAGTTTAATAATACCACAAATATTGAAGGGCCTTTGGATGGTGCAAATGCTTACACCTTAGAGGGTGTGTCTCAAGAAGCACAACCAGCTTACTTTTTAGATGAGGCTACAATTACAGCATTGAAAGAGGCGGTGGTCGCACCTTAATAAGTAATTACAAGTAAATAAAAAAAGACTCAGCTTAAATAGGTTGAGTCTTTTTTGTTTCTATTGTTTTTAGAATAAATGTTAGTAATTAATATCAACGACAAAAAAAACATCTACTTAAATGCTGATCTAACGATATCCGAAGTTGAGAATGATGATAACGTTTTGATCGAAGGGGATTTCAATATTATCTCTATTTATCCAAGGGTATACATGGATGAGGTTACTATCTCTATTTACGATGAGATCACAGATGAAACAGTTGTAGAAGATGTATTTACTTCATTTGGGGAGAGAGGTCGACAGGATATTTATGTGGATTTTGATTTTGAAGATGATAAGAGTTACTTGATAGATTTTAAGCAGGTCGATACGGAAATACTAATATTTAGAGGTCGCTTATTTTCTACAAGCGAAACCAATATACAGGAGTTTAATCGATTCGATGAGGACACCGAATCTGGAATTATAGAAGCATGAAAAAAGATAGAGTACAAGTATTAAATTTCAACAATTACGAGCGTATAAACCCTCAAAGTTTATTACAGATTGGTAATAAGTTTCTCACAAATGGCCCAGATAATAGTTTCTTTACGACTGTAGAAAATGCTTATTTAGGATCGGCAACCTTACAGGCGGTTGTGGATGGCTATGTGAATTATATCGTAGGTGATGGATTAATAGCCGTTGAGGGTATTACCCAAGAGAAGCTAGATAGCATACTTTCTAAAGACGATGTTAATATGTTAGTGCACGAATACAAGCTACAAAGAAATAGCCCTTTACAAGTCATATACAACAAGGCTGGGGATTTAAAGGTTACAAAAATATATAGCATTCCAGCTCGACAAATTGCCGGTGATAGGCCCGATGATATGACAGAAGATCCTTTGGCGTATTGGTTTAGTTTTGATTGGAATTTAAGGGGCCGTTTTAGACCTCAATTAATACCAGCTTTTGAAAAGGGCCAGGATAGGGAAACAGAAATATACTACCTTAAAGGACATTCACCTCAACCTATTTTCGCTCTACCCGATTACTTTTCGGGATTGCAATATGCTCAGATAGAAGAGGAAGTTAGTAATTACCTGAGAAAACATATCAAGAATAATTTTTCAGCGGGTAAAATAATAAACATTAACCAAGGGGAAAGCATAAGCGAGGAAGCTGAAGAGGAAGCGGAAGCAACTTTTAAGCGAAAATTAACTGGTAGTAATAACGCTGGGGAAATTATAGTTTCCTTTAATAAGGATAAGGATTCAGCTACAACGGTAGATAGTATTGAGATAACAGACGCTTACCAGCAGTTTGAGTTCATATCTAAGGAAGCAAATTCTAAAATATTACTAGCCAATAAAGTAACCTCCCCTAGTTTGTTTGGGCAAGCGGTTGCAACGGGGTTTTCTAGCGATTCCGAGGAAATGAAAACAGCCTTAAAAACTCTATACAGAAATCAAATAAATCCAAATCGAAACACTATATTAACAGCTTTAGAAAACATTTTAAAAGTTGGTTATCCAGATATAAAACTAGATTTTGAAGATTTTGAAGAGTTAAGAGAAGGG